TAGCAGCACAGTAGCTGCAATCCTGGAGAAGGGTCCCTTGGTTGAAGCCTTTGCAGATGGACACGACCTAGACGAATTTGATTGGCTTAAGAATGGCAACCTATTAAAACCAACGATACATTAATGCATAAGAAAATAATTTTATTATTATGTGTGCTTATGTTAAGTGGCTGTGCCTTTATGGTTGCAAAGGAGACAGCAAAGGTTATTGATATTATAACAGAGGAAAAGCCAAACCTTACCAAGAAGGAAAAGATACTGAAGAAACAAGAACGCAAGATGAAATCAAACAAGAAAAAAGCAAGGGAATTTTATTGCAGTAAGGTAAAAGATCCAATCAAGTGTGATGAATAAGAAAAGAAATCCAATGGCACAAGAAGTGCGAACACCCAAGTATCGCAAGAGGGTGGTCGAAGATAAACGAAGAAAACATATAACCAATGATGACTATTGGATTGTCTCTAGCCATGAAGGTGTGGAGACATATGTAAGGAGAGAGAAACAAGATGAGCAAAGCCGACTTAAAAAGAAAAAAGCATAAGGGTCGTAGAAAAGTTGGGTCAGTAAAGAGACGCAACCGAAGACGCATAAGGCTTGGATTGAAAGTGAGAAGAAAGAAATGAGTTTAACTGATATGATTATCATATCCGTGGTGGGTATGATAATACTTTACTACTACTACAATAAAAGGAGATGAGAGAATGAAACCAACAACATTAAAAATGAGACGATTTGAAAAAGTAAATAAACTTATAAATAATTTATTTGATTTGAAAAAGAATTTTGAGAGTTGCGAATTTGGTGCAACGGAAGTAGCAAAAGATAAATCAATCGGCAAAGATAATATAGAATTATTAAAAGCTGTAAGTACTATCGCCAAATATTCTACAAAACAAGTAACTAGTTTATATAAAAAATTAGAGAGTTTGATATGAAATATGATATAACGACTTCGCATATGCACACGCAGCATTGGATTGTCGAAGCTGACAGCAAAGACGAAGCCGAGAAAATTTTAAAGAACGCACAACTTGTATGGCAAAAGGAAAAGAGAATATACATAATGAATAATCCAAGCGAGAAGATTAAGTCTGGATTAATCACGAGTCCCGATGCTATCGTCCGGGCGATCAACTTAGTTCCTGGACAAACCGAACCCAATGTTACTACATTGGCAAGACCTAATACAATAGACGAACTTGATGGAGAGGAGTAAGCATGTCTAAAGAAAAAGAAGAAGTACAAGAGTTGGAAATTCCCGTAGAATTATTGGAAAAAGATCCAATAGAACTAGCCGAGAATGATGACGACATAAATGAAATCGTTAAATATTTAAGGGCGACCCGGGAAAATATTCGTGCAACGGAGAGTGCAGGTAAACGCATCACCTCCAAAGCGGCGAGAACAAAACCGAAACAGTACAAGGAAGACCCACTAGCTATGCTTGTAAAGGAGGCGTAATGGAACAACTAGATAGATTAAAAAAGTTTATACTCCAAGACGGCAAACCTATTCAAAAGATATGGGACACGTCTAGTCTATCATCATTCCTTTCATGCCCCCGTTTATATAATTACACAAACTTGCAAGGATATAGGTCAAAGATTTATGGTATGGCGACGGGCTTCGGCTCTGCTGTGCATATGGGATTTGAAGTACTCGATGCAGAAAAGTGCAAGGGTTCAACAAAGGATCAGGCTGTGGTATCTTCCATCAAGGCTGTACTCCTGGAATATGGGGAAGCATTATCCCAGGCAGAAGACAAGGCACGTGGTCTGACATCAGTCCTTCGTGCAATAGTATGGAGAGCCGAAGAATATTGGGAAGACTTATTTGAAATAGCTACCATGCCAGACGGAGAGCCATGTCTTGAGCAGAGGTTTGAAGTTCCGTTCGGTAATGGCTATAGATTTTCTGGTCGCATAGATAAGATAGTTCAGTTAGATGGCAAACTTTATTTGTGTGATGTAAAGACAACAAAGAGTACACTCAACTCCAATTACTTTAGTAACTTCATGCCGAACAACCAGGTATTCGCATACCTCTGGGCCGCACGGGAAGTTCTTGGCTTGGATATAGTGGGGTTTATTGTGGACGCAGTGCAAACGGGAGTTCATTTCACAAGATTCAATCGCAGTGTATACAACGTACCGACAGATTTAATTAAGGAATGGTATGAAGACGCATTGCATACTTTAGATACGTCAACTAATTATTTTAACAAGCAATACTATCCAGCGGATTTCACTGCTTGTAATAACTATGGTGGCTGTCGATTCAAGGAGGTGTGCAGCTCATCACCGTCCCGGAGAAACTTATTCCTGGATAATGACTTTGAAAAAGAACCACACCCCGATTTAAAGGAGGCTTATGAAAAAGCAAACGCATAACATGAGACAAGGTAAGCGAACCAAAGAACCACCATCGTGGTACTATGACCCTCGTTTTTTAACTAGAGTAATTTTTGTTCTGGTACTGCTTAATTTAATAACACAATGCGGAGGACAATGATATGACACTAACAGATGTATTATTAATAGCAATCTTAATGTCTAATATGGGAGTAGGATTTTTAATCTACGCTTTGGGAAAAATAATATTAGAAAAGAGTTGACACGGATTTAAAAAAATGTTACAATATAAACTTTACAGGAGAGACGAATGGCAAACATAAAAAATCACAAGTCATCTGACTATACAAAGTTATTACTCGTGGGAGATTCGGGGTCTGGTAAGACTTCGGCTTTGGCGGCATTAGCAAATGCAGGTTATAACTTACGCATATTAGATTATGATGACGGCTTATCTATTCTCCCTGAATTTCTAAATAAGGACGCAGTTAAACGCGTGTCTTATGTTACATTAAAAGATGCTCTCGGACAAGCAAGTGCTTTTCGCAAGGGTGTTCAATTAATTACGCAGTGGAAAGATGGAGATGAAGATTTCGGTCCCGTTAAATCGTGGACTAATAAAGATGTTCTTGTTATAGACAGCTTGACATTGATGGGCGAATCAGCTTTGCGTGGTGCTTTGGTTTTTAATAATAAAAAACCAACAGACCAACCTACTCAACCCGAGTGGGGAACAGCGGCGCGTGATGTCCAACATATCATACAGTATATAACGGGCTCGGAAGTTCCGTGTAATGTAGTAGTTACTACTCATATGCAGTACATGGAGGGAGACTTAGGTGTTTCCAAAGCATACCCGACAAGTGTTGGTTCTAAATTATCTACTAAGATAGGACGATACTTTAATTGCGTGTGCCGAATAGACACTAGGGCTTCAAGTAAAGGAGTGGAACGCACACTCCGAACGGTATCAGATCATAAGATGGATTTAAAAGTAACAGCACCTAAATTATTAGAGGCTAATTACGAATTGGATTTAGCAAAATTATTTGATGCTATTCAAAAGAACGCGAAAAATAAATTAACAAATAATACAGGAGGTAAAACCAATGTCTGATGTTAATGACTTTTTAAGTATGACTCCAGGAGACGTGCCTGAGTCAGTTACCTTGCCCGAAGGCAGTTACGATTTCACCATTACATCTTATCGTTCCGATAGGGTGGGTGAAAACCAAACTCCTTTGGTAAGGATTAACTGCAAGGCAGTTGGAATCATACAATCTGATCTTACTGATTCAGATTTATCCAATGCTGAACCAACTCGAATAGAGTTTTGGGCAACACCAAAAGCAATGCAACAAAATAATCCTGCATTGTCACTAAAGGCTTTCCTAGTGAAGGCACTTGACATGGGCGATAAAGCATCGTTCGGCGAATTGCTTGAGCAAGCAATCGGTCAAACATTTAGTGGTGTTGTGAAACACGAGATGGTCGGCAGAAATAAAGACATACTTGTAGCGTCCGTAAAACGCGTCATTAAGAAGTAGTGTCTTTATGAGTGAGTACGCAGTCAATAAAAGAATAGAGTCTCGCAAACCTAAATCAGTCAAGGATTGCAAGATTGCTTTTGTATTCGAGTACCCTACTAACAGTGAAACAATCGCTAATAAAATCCTGCAAGGGGGCACGGGAAAATTATTCAGCGAACTTTGTGACATTGCCAAGATAGACCTCGACGACTGCTTGCTCACTCACACCATACAACTAAAGCCCCACCAAAATGACACTCAATATTTTTTTCACAAGCGAAAAGAATATAAAGCCTTAGGTAAAGAGAATGAGTGGCGATCAAGTTTACCACCAAAGAAAGAGGGATACCTTAAGAAAAAATTTGAAGATGAAATAGTACGTTTGCACAAAGAGATTGAGGACGTTCAACCCAGGGTGATCATTCCTATGGGCTCCTTGTCTTTGTGGGCATTGACAGGACTAGATAAGATTGGTACATATAGAGGCGCAACCTTCACAACCTCATTGCGTCATTCTGACCTACACAACTATAAGATTGTACCAACCTATAGTCCTGTCTCTGTTCTTAAAAATTTTAAATGGCGACCACATTTCGTAGCTGACTTACAGAAAGCACAAAGAGAATCCCTCTCCACGCAATTACAACACACAGACAGAGATGTATGGATTGAACCTACACTTACTGATCTGGATGAATTTGAAAAAAAATTTATCAGTGAAGCAAATCACGACAACCCTCTCGCATTTGATATTGAAACAGCAGAAGGCTCTATTGTTTGTATAGGCTTTGCACCCAACCCTACTACTGCAATGGTTGTTCCTTTTCGTGATGAGAACAAAGAATTAAATAATTACTGGTCTGCTACTAATGAAGTCGCAGCCTGGTACTGGGTAAAGAAAATCCTGGAAAACGAAAAGATTGTTAAGGTGGCACAGAATCAATTATATGATGTGTCATGGTTAGCATACAAGATGAAAATACATGCCAAGGGTATCATTCATGATACCATGCATGCTCAACATTCATTACAACCAGAACAGGAAAAAGGTTTGGCTTTTCTTGGCTCTATATATACAAATGAGAGTGCTTGGAAAACCTTAGCCAAGTTTTCAAAGAGTACTAAAGCAGATGCATAGATGTAATGAAACAATCACAATTGTTTTCGGTCAAACCGTTGCCCGAAAATGTAAAAGACGTAGAGAATTTAATCTCTCTATGGCGAGCAGTTTTAGATCAAGCCGCCCAAGACTTCGCCTATAAAGGCAAGTCGGAAGATGGTTTGCGAAATAAAGAAGACGTAGAAAGATGGTTAAAGGATAAGAAAGAGGAGTTTGAATTGGTGTGTTCACTAGCGGAAGTAGATCCCGAACGGGCACAAAAAGAATTTATTAGATACAGAGAGGGAGAGTATGATAGAAACAAAAAGAACCTTAGACTTTCTAAGAGACGCAATGACATTAGTTGAAGGTGACAGAGCCTCAGAATATGGAGACAAAGTTATTAATCACAATAACATTGCTAAGTTATGGTCAGCCTATCTTGACCACCCACTCACAGGGCATGAGGTCGCTGTGATGATGTGCTTATTAAAAATAGCAAGAACTAAATTAGGTAAGAGAACCCGGGATACCTACGCTGATGGTGCGGCGTACATGGCTATCGCAGGGGAGATACAGGAGAAACTAAATGGCGAGGATAATCCGAAACACGAATTTAAAGAAAGAGAACCTCAATAAGGAACAGTCGTTATGGGTGTATTGCGGTCTTGATTGTGAAATAACAACAGAAGTTTGGAATAAATTATCCCCCCAACTAGACAACCATACTAAAAACACTTACGAATTTGAACGCAGTTGCTTGGGACCTGCCATCTCTATGGTATTGCGGGGTCTTCGAGTGGATGAAAGGGCGGTTACAATCATACGTGCCCCCTTGAAAAAGAAAAAGCTTAAGCTTGAGCGCATGCTTAACTTGTTCGCGAACGCAGTATGGGATAAGAATTTAAATCATAACAGCCCTTACCAATTAAAAGAAATCCTTTATACATATTTAAATCTTCCCGAGGAAATTAAGTATGGCAAAGGTGAATCAAAAATTTCCACAGATCGCAATGCTCTCGAACATTTGAGTGAAGAGTATCCTCGTGCCCGTCCATTTTGTAAAACCATCATGGCATTGAGAGATGTTGATAAGATGTTAACAGTGTTGGCTTCAAAGAGGGATGATGATGGTCGCATTCGTTGTACGTATCAAGTGGCTGGCACACAGACGGGGCGGTGGTCTTCAAAGGAATCTCCTTGGGGTACAGGAACTAATCTTCAAAACATTACAAAGGATTTGCGGGCTATTTTTATTCCCGATCGTGGACGCATTATGTTTTATGCTGACTTGCAGGCGGCGGAATCTAGGGCAACGGCTTATCTGTCTGGCGATGAAGGATATATAAACGCGGCGGAAAGTTCTGATCTCCATACGGAAGTGGCTAAAATGGTATGGCCTAACTTGGGTTGGTCGGAAGACCAGGAACAGAACAGGGAACTGGCGGAGCAACCTTACTTTGGCAATTATACATACCGTGACGTATGCAAGAGGGCGGGTCATGGCACTAACTATGGTGCGTCTCATACTACCGTATCAAGAAACATTAAGATCAAAGGTTCACAAGCCAAGCGATTTCAATTATTATATTATGGTGGGGTTGAACCATTGAATAATTTAAACAGATGGCATAAGCAAGATAAACGTGGAGGCTTCGAGGAACTCATAGAGATGGGGGAAGTTATTGGAAGTGGTGCGCAACAGCTTGTGAAAGTAAAGGGGGCATTTCCTGGGATTAGGTCATGGCATGATGAAGTTGTAAAAGAATTACAGACGACGGGAAATTTAATAACACCCTTTGGTAGACGCAGGCAATTTTGGGGTAGGCTAGATGATGAGCACTATGCTCGGAAAGCTATAGCCTATCTTCCGCAATCTTTGGTTGGGGATATATTGAATCTTGGGTTGTATAGAATATGGAAAGAGTTATTTGAAGATGGTGTGGAAATATTAGGACAGGTGCATGACGCAGTGTTGGGTCAATGCCCCATTGATAAAGTTGATATGTTAATTCCTAAAGTATTGGATTGTTTGAATAATCCTATTGAAGTTAAAGGAAGGAAAATGATGATACCTTCGGACGCAGAAGTGGGAGATTCATGGAAAAATTTGAGGAAATGGAATGAGAAGAAATAAAGATTTTATACACGCATGTGCGCAACCAGTTAAGGGTTCACCTATTCCTCATAAGTTTGCTACGTGGTCAGCAATTTCTGCAGTGGCGGGAGCATTGGGTCGCAAGTGTTGGTTCTCCATGCCCAACTATGACGTGCGTCCTAATTTATTTATAGTATTGGTCGGTCCCCCAGGAACAAATAAATCAGTGTCCTTAATCTTGCCCTTTTCTAAAGTCTTTTCTAAGTTGACTACACCTGTGGGAACAAAGGAAGATGATGACGAATTTAATAGTGGACTAACTCAGTATGGGTTGAAGACTTATCCCTTGTATCTTATCCAAGATAAAATTACTCCCGAAAAATTAGCAATGGAAATGCATAAGACTACTAGGTTGGATTACAGAGTGGGTACAGTAAGGGATGGTTTGTTTTATGATTCATCTATTACTATGACGACTTCAGAGTTTGGTACATTTATGAGCAGGCATTATCAATACTTGCAAATGTTTATGACTGACATGTGGGATAGTAAAGAATCTTATAGTCATCAAATTAAAACGGGAGCTTCACAATTTATAAAAGGTCCTTGTTTAAATTGGATAGCATGTGCAACACCTCAACAATTCATCGATCATTTACCAGAGGATGCGGCATCGCAAGGATTATTATCTAGGTTCTTACCTATCTACCATGAAGGGGAAAGGATACCTCAAAGTTTATTACAGGAAAAAGTGAATGATGATACGTTGGAAGATTTGAGATATGATTTAAGTCTCATAGCTAGTATTCATGGGAAGTTTATATTTGATGAAGAGGCTAAAGAAGTGGCGGAAAAAGATATAAAGATATTCATTCCACCTGAATCTAAAGATCCTAACATGACTGAGTATAATCAACGTAGGGTTTCCCATTTTTTGAAGGTAGCTATGTCTGTTAATGCGTCACGGATTGGCAATAGAATTATAACTTTAAGTGATTGGGAAAGAACAAAAGAGATTATGTTTGATATGGAAGATAAAATGCCTAAGGCTTTAGAAGGATTTGGCAGGAGTAAAACGGGGAAAATTGCTCATGATATGAAGGAATGGTTGGAGACTACCATCTTTAACAATAACCGCACTCACGTGCCTCTAAAGAAGTTTAAACACCAACTATTGAACAAGACTACCGCTCCAAGTGAGATGACTCAATACCTACAAGCAATGCAAGATGCGGGATATATCCGTGTTACAGATGAATTGGTTTCTTTATGCAGAAAAAGCGCAACATAATTCGAGGTCTAAGATGGGCTAAAGCCCTTGATGGACGACCTAATTTTCTAACCTCGCCGAAGATTAAGGGAATCCAAAGGGCTGGGCTCATCTATGAGAACAGAATAGCAAATTATTTACAGGCTATATATGGTAAGGATGTCATACACGGGCAGTGGTACTCATTTGAGGACAGGAGAGGACTTGGCTGGTGTCAGCCAGATATTATAATCCTGCCCAATCGCAACCGCAAATATATCCTGGTTATAGAATGCAAGTTAAAGGCTACGAAGAAAGCTTGGGTTCAATTGAATTATTTATATCGTCCCATATTGGAACGACTTTATCCACAGGTTGATATAAGATTAGTGCAAGTAGTTAAGAATTTAAATAAGAATTTAAAATTGCAAATGCTTGATAATGTGGAGGATATGTTCTCCCAGGAAAAACAATTTGAGTATGCTACATTATTTTTAAGGGCATTGGTATGATTAGTCTGGACAACGGATCAAGAGTATGCTATACTAAAACTTTCACATAGGAGTAAGATGATACAACCACCAACCATAGATAAGTCACGCAATAATTTAATAACAAATTTTGGTAAGGCTGTCCTTCAAGACAGATACATGATACCAAAAGAGAAGAGTCCCCAGGAATCTCTGGCACGAGCTGCTGTAGCATTTGCAGACTCAGATGCCCATGCAAAAAGATTATATGATTATGCGTCAAAGTTATGGTTTATGTTTTCCACTCCCATCTTATCCAATGGTGGAACAAACAGAGGATTACCCATCTCATGCTTTTTAAATTATGTACCAGATTCACGAGAAGGATTGGGTGAACATTATTTAGAAAACATTTGGCTATCAAGTTCAGGCGGTGGCATAGGAGGATATTGGGGCGACATTCGTTCACAAGATCAATCAACAAGCAAGGGAAATAAAACTACGGGTGTCATTCCATTCATGCATGTAGTGGACAGTCAGATGGTAGCTTTCAATCAAGGCTCAACAAGAAGAGGTTCATATGCAAGTTACATGGACATATCTCATCCCGAAATTATAGAGTTCATTGAAATGCGCAAGGCTAGTGGCGGAGACATTAACAGAAAAAATATGAATCTTCATCATGCCGTTAACATACCCGATAAATTTATGAAGTCATTGGAGAAAGATGAGATGTGGAAACTCATTGACCCTCATAATAAAAAAGTCATACGGGAAATTAAAGCAAGACATTTATGGATTAAATTATTGGAGACGAGAGTTAATACGGGAGAGCCATACATTATGTTTATTGATACGGTTAATAAATATTTACCAAAAGAATTAAAGAAACTTGGGTTAAAGGTTCATCATTCCAATCTTTGCAGTGAAATAACTTTACCTACAAACCAGGAACGAACAGCAGTGTGCTGTTTGTCAAGTGTTAATTTAGAATACTATGATGAATGGAAAGATGACCCGCAATTCATTGACGACTTGATGCGTATGCTAGATAATGTTCTTACTTACTTCATAAGAAATGCCCCCTCTCATTTATGGAGAGCAGTGGCATCAGCTAAAGCGGAACGTTCAGTTGGATTAGGGGCGATGGGATTTCATTCTTACTTGCAACGAATAGGCATAGCATTAAATAGTCCAATGTCTTTTGGAATTAATAAAAATATATTTAAACATATGTATGATAAGGCATTGGAATCAAATCTTTCTTTAGGTAAAGTAAGAGGAGAGCCTAGTGATTTAAAAGGAACAGGAAAAAGATTTGCTCATATGATAGCCATAGCACCCAATGCAAGCAGTTCAATTATATGCGGGGAAGTTTCTCCTAGCATAGAACCATTGAGGGCTAATGCTTTTACACAAAAAACTATGAGTGGTTCATTCCTAGTTAAGAATAAATATTTAGAAAAACTATTAGAAAAAAAAGGGTTGAATACAAAAGATGTTTGGAAAAAGATTATTGCTAATAAGGGATCGGTTTACCACATGGATTCTTTATCTACAATTGAAAAGAATTTGTTTCGTACAGCAATTGAAATTGATCAAGTCTGGTTGGTGGATCTTGCAGCTGAAAGGCAAAAGTACATCTGTCAGTCGCAGAGTCTTAACTTATTTTTTCCGCCAGACGCTAACGTTAGACGATTAAGTAACATACATAGACGTGCGTGGGATAAAGGATTAAAGACTTTATACTATTGCAGAAGTGAAGCAATCAAGAGAGCGGAAAATATTTCCGTTAAGGTGGAAAGAAAAGTTAGGGAGGACAGTAAAGATGAAGAAGATTGTATCATGTGTCAAGCCTAATGCTTAGACATTTAGATTTATTTAGTGGCATTGGTGGTTTTAGTTTAGGATTGGAATCAACAAGTGGATTTGAAACAGTGGCATTTTGTGAGATAGAAAAATTTCCTCGCAAAATTTTAAAAAAACACTGGCCACATGTTAAACAATATAAAGATATAAAGGAGTTAACGAATGAACAACTGGAAACAGATGGAATTATTCCCATCGACATTATCACGGGAGGCTATCCTTGCCAACCATTCTCCGTCGCAGGTAGCCAACGCGGTGAAAAAGATAAAAGACATCTCTGGCCAGAAATGTTTAGACTTGTCAAGGAATGCAGGCCGACTTGGGTCATTGGAGAGAATGTTGGTGGCCACATTAAACTCGGTCTTGACACCGTACTTGAGGACTTGGAGAGTGAAGGTTACTCCACGAGGGCGTTTAGTATTTCAGCTTCTAGCGTCGGCGCAAACCACAAAAGAGAGCGTGTCTGGATATTGGCTCACTCCGAGCGCAACGACAATTTCAACAAGGAGCAAAGAGTCGATGGAGAAAAGAAAGAAATATCGGGAGAGTATAGGAAGAAAGACAGTGACACCAGGAAACCTGGCGGAACAAGTGCAGTACGGAAAGCCAGTGACGAATATATGGAGGACACCAGACGCACATTGCGACAGGGGTCCCTCTTCAGAACAGAGAATGAAAATGAAACTGGACAAGAAGATGCCGATCAGTTTGAACGATCAAGTTCGTCATCCAGATCTGATGTGGCCGACACCTTCAGCGGGAATGTGGAAACAGGACGTGAACGACAACGGGAGATACGCGAGGGATATACAAAAGAAAGGATATCAGATAATGTTGCCAGCGGCAATCAAGTTAACAAGAGTTCCAACACCAACGGCTCGGGATTACAAAGACTCGGGTCTGAACACGAACTACGAGAAGGCCAGGAAGAAAGGTCGTTTGGCTGGGAGCGCTGGTGGGAGCTTGAACCCGACGTGGGTCGAGTGGCTAATGGGGTATCCAAAAGGATGGACAGACTTAAAGGATTAGGTAATAGTTTAGTGCCCGCTATACCTTATATAATAGGGCAATCAATACTAAAGGAGAAATTATGATTGAAGTAATAGTATGGGTTTACGCTATATCATTGATAGGCGGAATAATTATTAACGTGGCAGGTATCTAATGAGTGTATTCAGTGAAAGAAGTTATTACAAACCATTTAAATATGAGTGGGCATTTGAAGCTTATGACATGCAACAAAAAATGCATTGGCTGCCAAGTGAAGTACCATTGCATGAAGATGTGAATGATTGGAACAACAAGATGGATGAATCGGAAAAGAATCTGGTTAAACAAATTCTAACCTTCTTCACACAAGGGGATGTAGATGTAGCACAAGCTTATATGGATGTTTATATACCTTTGTTTAAACCATTGGAAATACGAATGATGCTGTTAGCCATAGCGACAAGTGAAGCTAACCATGCTCATAGCTATTCTTTACTGAATGACACAGTAGGTATGGATGACGGAGATTATAAAGCATTCCAAGAAATTGCAGCCATGAATGACAAACATGAATACCTATGGAAAAACAAAGGGGGCACGGAAGAGGAGAAGATCATCAAGGATATGGCGGTGTTCTCTGCCTTTGGCGAAGGACTTCAGTTGTTTGCCAGCTTTGTTATGCTGTTGAACTTCACTCGCTTTGGAAAGATGAAAGGCATGGGGCAGATTGTCGCATGGTCTATTCGTGATGAGTCACATCATGTGGAAAGCATGATTAAGTTATTGCATGCGGTGTTGGATGAAATGCCTCACGTTTGGAATGATGATTTTAAAGCCACTCTCTACCAGATTTGCAGAGATATGGTAGGATTAGAAGATAAGTTTATTGACTTGGCGTTCGGGATGGGACCAGTTGAGGGATTAAATCCTGGAGAAGTTAAGCAATACATACGGCATATCGCTGACCGTAGACTGCTTCAGTTAGGTTTGAAGCCTAATTATGGGGTGAAAGAGAATCCACTTGAATGGGTCGATTGGATTGTAGGCGGTGTAGAACATACTAATTTCTTTGAGAATCGTTCAACAGAGTACGCGAAAGGTACACTAACAGGTACCTGGGATGAAGCATTTTAATTAAATTAATATGTTGACACGACCTCAAAAATATGTTACTATTATAATAAGAACTAATGTTTTTTTACCTTTGTTTATTCATTAGTTCTAAGGGGGCACATAAGGCTGAGTGACTGGTGGCAGTTGTTCAGCCTTTGGCTTTTAAGGAGAGAGTATGAAAGAGATTAAAAAGTTTTCCGAACAAGAGTTGCGGGAATATGTGGAGGAATATAAGGACATAAAGAACTCTGCATGGCGGCGCTATCGTTCTCATAATGAAGAGAATAAGATGGGCGCTTACCGAGAACACTTGAATGCTAAGTATATGATATCGAACATACATCATAAGTTAAATCATGGGGATTGGCTCTATGATGACTTGCCTGATGGAAGTCGAATTGGATTCAGAAAGATTGTGGCATCGGGAGATAAGTCTAAGATAGGAAAACTCATAGATGGATTTGGAAGGATAGTGGATGAGACTCAAACAGCATCCTGAATATCCACATGCAACTAAGTATGATGGCTATGCTAAGTTTTTGTACCATAGGATACGACCTAAAACAAAAATGTTCTGGCCATTGTGGAAGAACCTTAAGATAAAGGATAAGGATTATTGGAGGAGCATGGCACAGATTTATAAAGGACAAGATTTATGACAACGGTATGGTTTTTATTAGCGCTTATAGCATTTCCCAGCGCGCAAGGAACTAGACGCATGAGAGTGAATAGATTACAACTACAGGAGATAAATTATGACGGATATATTACAGGAAGCGGTGAACGCTTTAGTATTAGCCAAAGGAAATAAGTCCGAAGCAGCTAGAGCATTATCATTACCAAGACCGACATTAGTTAGTCGTCTTGAAAAAGCAAAGTTAAATAGCATAAAGCCTACAGCTAAGGCTCCCGATATGGAAGCGGCTTTAACTGAACAGAAATTAACCTACGAGTTGCAGGTCAAGGAACTTAAGCAACAGGTAGAGGAACTGGCAAAGGAAAATATAACAGCCACTGCCATACGTAAGCATGTATTCATGCTGGCAGAACATTCAGCAAAACCACCCCAATGGTTGCATACATCAATGCCACAAAAAGGATCACCTGGTGTACCGACACTTTTTATTTCAGATTTTCACTGGGGAGAGGTAGTTCATAAAAATAATGTTAACAATTTAAATTCCTATAACAGAAAAATAGCAAAGGAAAGAGTTTCGTTTGTCATCAATTCAGCCATTGACTTATGCACAAACCATATGGTCAACCCCAAGTACCCAGGAATTGTGGTACCACTGGGCGGCGACATGATTAGCGGTAGCATACACGATGAACTGATAGAAACAAACGAAGGCACTAGCATTGAGCATGTGATTGAATTGGTTGATGTCTTATCATCTGCCATTATAAAACTAGCTGATGTATTCGGCAACGTATTTGTACCGTGCGTCATTGGAAATCACAGTCGCATGTATAAACAATACCGACACAAGCAGGCAGTTGAGAGCAGCTTTGATTGGCTGTTGTACAACATGCTTGATAAATATTTTTCAAAGGACAAGCGGGTTAACTTTTTAATCCCTGCTA